GGTGCTTACCCTGAATTAGTAGGTAAATCTACATTATGGCTTAACAGTTTAGTTGACAAAGATGGTAATCAATTAACTGTAGACTTTGACACAGGCTCAGCTTATTATTATAATTTAATTGATAATTTTGGAAAAGATAGTACTGTTAATTTACAAATAACTACACTTCCAACAGGTTCATCTCAAACAGACTTAGATCAATCAACAACAATTTATAGACCTGCTCTATTATGGCCTAAAGTTATATTAACTAATGAAACTGGAAGTAATACTACCCTTGGGTATGCTCAGTGGCGAACTGCTTCTTTAGCATTTTATGAATCTAATACAACAGGTAGCACTGTTAGAAAAACACAACTTACTCGATTAGAAGCATCTTGGTCTTTTGGAGCTAATAGTAGAAATGTATTAACAGCTTCTAGTGATTTAGCATCTATATTTTATTACTCAGAAAATGCTGGAACAATTTATAGTTCTTTAAATTATCCGTGGGCTCAAGATATAACATCTCAAAGTTTTGGAGGAGTTGGTGGATATGATACTCCTATACCTATAACAATTAAAATAGGTCAAGAAATTAGATTTTTACAAAATGAAGATTACGTATACACTATAATATCTTCTTCTATTACTCCTCCTACAATATTAGCTCCAGCACTTTTCTACCTTCATCTTTATTTAGATAAACCAATTTCAACTAACTTAACATCCACTAGTATTAATAATGGATATTTAATTAGAGAATACCAAACAGATTCATCTAAATTAGTAATAAATGCTCCTAAATTGGTTGGAGGAGCCCCAGGATATTTAACACCACAATATATGTCTCCTGATCTTATCGCTAATTTAGATAAAACAGTAGCAACTTTAAAAGAAAACGGAATATTATAATATTTATAAACATATAAAATAAATAAGAAATGGCATACTTAAATAACACAGTAGTAACAGTAGACGCTATATTAACAACAAAAGGTCGTGAACTATTAGCTAAAAGTGACGGTAGTTTTAGAATTACTCAATTCTCATTATCTGATGATGAAATAGATTACACATTATATAATCCAAATCACCCATCAGGTTCAGCATATTATGGTGAGGCTATTGAGAATATGCCTTTATTAGAAGCATTTCCTCAAGAAACACAAATAATGAAATATAAGTTAACCACATTACCTCGTGGTACTTCTAAATTACCTGTGCTTGATTTAGGTTATTCATCAATAATTTTAAAACAAGGCGCTTCATTAGCTATTACACCTCAAACATTAAATTATTTAGGTGGTAACCAAACATTTGAACAATCAGGTTACACAGCCACTATTTCAGATGTTCGTTTAATGAAATCATTTAATGGTTCAGGTATTAATACACCATCAGCACAAGCATTAAATGTGTCAACTACTATTGGCACCAATGTATCTAAAACAGTTGTTGGTACTACAATTAACTTAACAGCTACAACTGTTAATACATTATTTGGTTCTAATTCTCAATTATATGCTACCTTAACAGTAGAAGGTAGAGACAGTGGAGCTCGTTTAACAATTCCTATCACAGTAACTAAAGTACAATAATTAAATAAAGTATGTCATTCAAAAGATTAGACCCAGAAGATTTTATATTATCAGCTGATTCAATAACAGCACCGTTATGGTCAACTAATAATCCAGCTTTAAATACATTTTTTACTTCTTCAACTCAAGAAGCATCAACAGCTGGTGATTATTATTTAAGTGTTTATCAAACTGGCTCAGCTTTATCAGGCTCAGAAGTTCAATTTGATGTAGCTTATGCTAATAAATTTGGTAGTGGTAGTGCTTTATTCAATAGTGTAGCTTCTATTTCAAACTCACCTACTAAAACAATATATGGACAATATAGAGCATTAGTATTAGGTGATGAGAATGCTGATTTTATATTTGGTAATTTTACAGGATCTGATTTTGGAGTTATATCAATAGCTAGAAATAGATATAAAGAATCATTATTCCCTGGTTCATTAACATTAAGATTATCTGGTTCATTAGGATCAATGATACTAACAGATGATTCTCAATACACAACTACTAATGTGTTTACAGACGCGGGTAGAATTTATAATCTAATATCAGGCTCAGCAGGTGTTAGAACAGCTGCTGTTGGAACCACTGCTGTGAATTCAAATGGGTGGTCAATTAATTCAGGTTCATATGGTTGGTTTTTACCTGACATTGGAACAATTTTATTAAATGTAGCCGCATTATCAGGTTCATTAGCAGCTGGAGGAATTGGTTTAGCTGTTAGTAGAAGTAATAATACAGATGGATTTAATAACCAAAAATTATTTAGAGCCATCTCAGGTACTTTTGCAACAACTGCTCCTACATTTTCTTTAAATTCACAAGAAACAGTAACTTCAGATTATGTATTTGTTAGAACACGTAATAGTGAATTTAATTACTCAGAAAATCCAACATTTATCTCAGGTTCAACTGGTGAAGTATTATACGCTGATTTTGTAAATAATCCACAAGTATATTTTACAACTGTTGGTATGTATAATGATAATAATGAGTTATTAGCTGTAGCTAAATTATCAAGACCATTAGTTAAAGACTTTACTAAAGAAGCACTTATAAGAGTGAAATTAGATTTCTAATGAATGGGCGCATACAAACAATTATTAGCTCAAGATATAATCATAACTCCATTTGAGGTGAACAAAGGTTTCACTTTTAGTGGAGCCGCCCAATTAACAGGTTCTGATGTTGGTATTGATAGATTTATAGGTAAAAACATAATTGGACTATTTAATCCAACAACTGATCTTACAACAGGGCAAATATCAACCCAATATCAACGTTTAGTTTATAATTCAATTAAAGAATTATATTACTCAAATTATTTAAGTGGTAGTTATGGTTCATCAGCTTCATTAGCCACATTAATTCCAGGTAATGATATTGAAGGCAATAGATTAGTTGGAGATACTTATACTCCATCATTTGATAATTATTTACAAACAACATTATCATATCCTCATTATTTCCCAACCCAATCTAATGTTATTATAGGTATATTAGCTATCCCATCTAGATTATTTGGAGATAATATACAACCAAATAGTTTTTATTATAAAACAACTAATGGAACATATACTGATGATGGACAAGGAAATCTCATTTCAGGCAGTGATATTGTAGGAAATATTATATACCAACACGGAATGATAATATTATCTACAGGTAGTAATAATGAGGTTGATGCTTTTGCTACTGGGTCAAATATCACATGTTCTTTTTCAAGTTCATACTCAATATATGAGACTCAATACAAATGTACAATCAGAGAAAATGAATTTAACTTTAGTCAAAATCCAACCCTATTATCTGGAAGTTCTAATGATACGATATATGATTTTGCTACTGGTTCTTATTTTGCTCCGTATATAACAACAATTGGTTTATATGATGATCAACAAAACTTAGTTGCTGTAGGTAAGTTAGCTCAACCATTACCATCATCAAGAACAACAGATATGACAATTTATGTTAACTTAGATAGATAATATTTATAATTATGATTAAATTAATAGATTTATTAAACGAAGCCTTTGAAGGTGAAAAGAAAAAAGGAGCAGGTAGAAGATTTATACCTCAAATAGTATCTTTAACTGGTGAAACTAAAGACCAATTTAAAGAACACTTTAAATTACTAAAAGACGGTAGTGGAGAATACAGATTATATATCACCCCAGCATTAAAAGACGCTTTAGAATCACTAAGTAGAGGTCGTACAAGCCGTGAAACTCAAAAACGTTTATCACCATTAGCTAAAATGGTATCTGAAAGAATGCCTCAAGAAATTAGAGCATTACTTAAGAAATACTCAGAAAAACTTAATTCTGGAATGCAGATGTTTTCTATTAATACTAAAATTAAAGAAGTAACACCCAATGGAGATGTAATATTCTTTAACCCAGGTAATAAAGCAATGGCCGCTCAAGCATTTGATCCAACTATAACAGAAGAATAAATAACATGCATTTATTAGAATTGGTTATGACAGTCGAAGATTTAATTGATGATGAAAATTTTGATTCAACCCAATACGAGGGTTATATTTATATGACCACTAACCTGGAAACAGGTCGTAGTTATATAGGTAAGAAAAATTTTTTTCATAAAACCAATGTTAAGTTAGGTAAAAAAGAATTAGCTAATTTACCAGTTACACGTGGTAGAACCAAACAAACTAAACTTGTAGTAAAACCAAGTGATTGGAAAACATATTATGGTTCAGCCCAAGAAATAAAAGAGGATTTAAAAAAATATCCTAAAGATAAATTTGTACGAGTAATATTAAAACTTTGCAAAACAAAGAAATCTTTAACTTATTATGAAAATAAATATTTATTCCAATATGGAGTATTAGAAGACCCAAAAAAATGGATTAATGATAATATTCAGGGACGTTTTTTCTCAAAAGACATATATTTATAACATATAACATATAAATTAAATACTAATGAAACTACAAGACTTAAGACAAATCATTAAAGAAGAAATACAAAGTGTATTAAACGAAGCAACTGACTTTAGCTCATTTAAAGTACTTGACCCAGGTACAGGCCATTTTTCTATTAATTATAATGGTGGAGCAT